CGAGAACAGTAGTGATGTCATTTATAGGGACGCACTCAAACCCGAAACACTCCCACTAAGGAAAGTTAAGGTTTGCCAAACACGCTTGTTGAGTTGTGCACCTGTTCACTATACAATGTTATGGCGGAAATATTTTGGCATGTTCACCGGTGAGTTCATGAGGACTAGATTGAACCATGGGGGTATGATTGGTATCAACCCATATTCCACAGAATGGTCTCATTTTGCATCACACATAACTAGGTTTGGCACCCCAATATATGATGGGGACTTCAAGCAGTTTGACAAAAGACAACATCCCGCTGTCTTGAAAGCGCTACTTGATCAGTTATGTTTGAGGCTTAGCCATTTAGGGGACATTGCTGTACTTCAGGGTCTGTGTAGAGATGTTCATCAGTCTACTCATCTTGGAGGAGATTCATTTACATGTGGTCAACTCTATGAGAAGAGTGGATCACTACCATCCGGACATCCGGCAACGAGCGTATTGAATTCGATGTACAACATGTTTTTATTTCATAGTTTTATATACACCAAATTTGGTGTGAATGATCTTTTGGACGTGGACAACATTTTCTCCTTAGGTGTATATGGAGATGACAATATATGGTCTTTTGATGTGAAACATCAAATAGATATAGGAGAGATTGTTGATCACTTTAGCTTGTATGGCATGACATATACAAGTGCAACGAAGGACGGTGTTCCAGAAGGTAAGAGCTTAGTTGAATCCCAGTTCATCAAGCGTGGTTTTAAGTGGGATGGATCATGGCTGAATGCACCACTTGAGAAGGATAGCATAGGTGATATGTTGAACTGGAGAAAGCGCAAGATATCTGATGAGGATCATTTTGATGTTGTGCATGATGTAGTGCTGCGTGAATCAAGCCTACATGGATACGAATACTACGCTGAAAATTACAACAAGCTTACACAAATGGTTGACAAGCTTTGTCTCCGGAAATGTATGTTGTTGTCAATGCCAGTGGAGGATTCTTATACAATGGCAAAGTATGCAATCCGCACACATGTGCCCTCTTGGTCGACAAGTATTATTGAGATAGTTTAGGTCATGGATTTGGCGAGTTCATGATGTTCAAGCGCCCTACATTTTTACCTCTCAAAATTTTTGTAAATTTAAACTCAATCAACATGGAAC